GTTCCGCAACCGCGCAGGCACGGTGATCTCGTGGCGCGCGTAATAGACCCATCATTCGCAAAGTCCTTCTGGCTGGCCCGCTTCCTGCGGGTCGTGCTCACGAAGTCACCTACCCTGCGTTTCGGGCTCGATCATACCCGAATCGATAGCCTGTACGCAACGCAACCCGACCCGGTAGTTGCGGCCCGGGTGTATCTGGAGAACTGACGTGCTCGACGTTCCTGACCTGATCGCCCTGTTCGTGCTTGCAGGCTGTATCCTGCTTTTCACTCGTCCTTGAGGTTATCGTGACACTCCATACCGTAATCGTCCTGCTTGCGAGCGCGTACATGGAACTGTGCTGCATCGATCCGTGGCTTCCGGAGCAGAAGCGGCATTGGGTCATCCGGCGCACGGTTGACTATTCGCGGGTGTGTTTGCAGTAAGTGAAAACCCTCGAACTGGAGAAATTTTCCATTTCGTGCTTGCTTTAAGTTTCGGCAATTGCTATATTGGAGTCACTGAAACGCAGCACACAAACCGGAGAGAACAAATGGACGACTTCACTAAAATCCCCGCAAACAAGTTGGTAGCGATCATTGAAGCGCAGGACAAAATCGTGCGCGAGTACAACGAAGCCTGCATCAACGCGGGTCGAGGCCACGAAAAAATGTCTGAGATCCGCGAATCGGCAGCGAAGGGTCATGACACGCTCGCGATGGCGTATGTTCGGGAAATGGATAGGGAAGCGTCACTCCTGGCTGAAAAAGCGAGGCGTCTTCGCTACCACGGGAGTCTCAAACCGATCAAAGCAGCCTAAACCCCAAATAACGCCCCGCGAGGGGCGCTTCGCTTTCCACCCTACACAAACCCCTCCTCATCCTCCCGCAAGCCCACTGTCGAGCGAATAAGGGCCTCGCTGAGCCTCTGATCCGCAAACCCAATACACGAATCGCCCCACCGATGTTGCCGGCGCACCATCTCGACCAGCGGCATCGTGAATTCCTGCCTGCACGAAGGGCACAAAACCGAATCGTTTTTCGTCACTTCCTGTTTCCTTTCAATTCGTCAGGCTCAGATTACTCACTTGCTCACATCCTTAAGGATGGGATGTGAGCAGTGAGCATGTGAGCAGAGTCCTGAGCATGTGATCTGAGCAATGTGAGCAATGTGAGCAGACTAACCGCAAAGCCTTATCCAGCGGCCTTCTTTGCGAATCTTTCCTTTCTCGGCTAATGTGAGCAAAGTGCGCTTGATGTTACCGGCTTTGGGATGGTCCTGCTCACATAGCGGATTGACCGTTTTATCGCTCTGAATTGCAGTAACGACCTCCGATTCATCGATGTTCGCGTCGCCCAAACCGACAAGTTCCTCGATCACGTGCAGGTAATGGCGAGCCTTGGCATACTTCTCACTGGTCAGGAAATCGCCGCCGGTCGGTTTCCGCTCTGAAGACTTCTTGCCATTGGTGTTAGGCACAGTTTCGTCCGCAGCCTCGATTACGCAGCTGGTGACGGGATCGCCGTCTTCGTCTTCACCGAGATCGACAATGCGAAGCCGGAATCCGTAGGCGCCGCCGTCCTTTTCGTCTTTCATCTTCTCGATGTGCGCCGTGCGGGAGTCGTCCTTGCGCTCGATACGCAACTGGTTGTCTACGGCACCTTTCAGACCAGACCAGCCGCGAATGTCGCCGCCTTTGTTGCTGTGGTGGATCAGGATGACTGTAGCGCCGGTGTTCTCGATGATCCGCTGCGCAGCGTCGATGGCGGCGCCCATTTCTTCAGACGTGTTTTCGTTAGCGCCAGGCGTGACAGCCGCGAGCGTGTCGATCACCACAATGCCGACATCTTCCAGCTTGTTGACCAGATCGGATGCTTCCAGCATCTGCTGCTTGAGGATGAACGAGCCGCCGTGCACGTAAAGCGGGATTGCCGAAAGATCCACGTTATGCCCTTTGGCGTACGCGGCAAGCCGGTTTGAGAAACCCTGCACGCCTTCCGCAGCGATGTACGCGACCGTCCGCTGTTTGGTTTTCTTGCCGTTCCATTCCACGCCGCGCGCGACGTGGCACACCATATCCAGCACGTAGAACGACTTGCCGGAACCCGGGTCACCATACACAACTACTAGACCGCGTGACGGAATCACGTGCTTGATAAGCCATTCCAGATGCTGCGAAGCCGTGAACTGCGAAGCCTGTACGAAAGCGAGTTCCGTTGTTTTGCGCGGCGGGAGCTCGGGCTGTTTGCCGGAACGCGGGTTGACCCAGCCTTCAGCCTGCGCAGCAGCGAAGATGGCGCGGTAGTCGGAACGATCGCCCCGGAACGTGCTGAACCGGTCGCGTACAGCGTTCTCAGGATCCGGAGCGTCGCCGAGCTCGGAGACCTCGACAAACAGTTCTTCGCCGGCCTCCCCGAGTCCGGCCAGGTTGTGCCCGAGCTTGATCCACTTCACACGGTTGCCGTTGTCAACCCACCCGCGCGACGCAAGATGCGCAAGCGCGGACCGCAAATCAGAAATCGTTTCCTCTGTAACCGAATCGTAAACAATAGCTTCGTCGAGGTCGTCAGGTTCGCGCTTGACAGGATTGCGCTCGCGCTTTGCCGGCCCTACGCCTTCAATCGGCAATTCGTCGGCGCACAGGGCGCCTGCAACGTGCAGCGATTCGTAAGCCGCGCCTTCTACGCGTCCGAAGTAATAGGTCTGCGAGGCGGTGAAGCTTTCGGTGGACAGGATGCCGCCAAGCGCAGCGTTTAGCAGCGCCATCAGCGAATAGTGTGCAGCGGGGTCTGCCTCAGCCGCAAGCGGCGCTAGGACGCGCCAGCGGGGCCTGTCCGGCGTATGGGATGCGCTGGTGTAAAGGAACGCCTCAACGCCGTGTTCGTGCAGCCGGCGGCCTGCTTCCTCAACGCTCACCTGTTCGCCGTCATAGTCGCCCACCAAGCCGGTTACCGCGCGCATGTTTGCATCGTGGCGCAGACTGTTCTTCGTCGTGCGTACATCGCCAAACGTGGCCAGCTTGATCAGTTCGCATTCGGACTTCGAGCCGCGAAACTTCTTTGGTGCGCTCAGATTCTGTACGAGCCTGGACCAGCGCCAGACGTGTTCCGCCTTGCTGGACGCGAACGCATCTGGGAAAACGGTGAAGTGGATTTCTCTGTCGAAGCCTTGGATAGCCTCTGCGTTAGCCGCCATCAGCCTTTCTCCCCGAATTCGAACCGGGCGCCGCGAACAACTAGCGCTTCATCCCGGATCCAGCTTTGCCAGTTGAGAAAACGCTTGGCGTCTAGCCCCCAGTACTGCAGATTGCCTTTCTCCATTTCTGTCGGGATGGCGGACACATTCCGCACAGGGTCATTTTCGCCTTGATGACTATCGCAATAGAAGCAATACACTTCACGAGTCTGAGGGCCTTCGCAATTCCAATCTGCGCCCATATCAAGATGACCGCACTGTGAACAGATCCAATGGTTTTTCAGCCAGTGAAGGGGGTCACCGGAGAGAAGTGTGCAGAATTCTTGGAATACTTCCAGCGTAGAATGGTCAAAACTGTCATGGTTGAACGTTTTAACTTTCGGATCTTCGGTAACGGTTTCCGGCTTGATCTCGTACCAGATATGTCCGAACAGCCTGAAGTCAGGCAGATAGCGCGTGCCGTCGCTCAGTTCGAAACCTTCAGGCTCGTACTCCCAAGGAAAGCCTATCGCGTCAAAGAACATCGCCCAGCGAGCTTCCAGCCGGCTACGGAAGCGGTAGCCCTTGTACTTAGTCTCAATAGCTTTCACGCGGCCTCCCGCTTCGCTTTCTGTGCGTCGATCCACGCCTGTACTTCGGCGGACTCCCATCTTACAGCCGTACCCAACCGCACAGGTTTAGGGAAGCCGTGCTCGTTCATCAGCTTGTAGACCAATGGCCGGCTGCTACCCAGCAACTCGGCCACATCGTTTGCGGTAATCAGCATTTGTTAACTCCTAGGACAGTTGTGACATCCTACTCCGCAAATCCCCGAACACACAATAGAAAAAGGCCCGCTGAGGTGGCGGGCCTGAAGCACAACTTCCGAGGAGATTCGCGGATAGTGTATCAGGAATTTTTGGCGGCGAGCCACGCATGCCATGCAAGGTCTTTACGATCGTAAAGACCGATTGCGTTATCCCACCATGCCTCAAATGCCTTACGTTCGCCCTGCTCGTCCGATTGCGCTGACGCGGCAGCAAGCGCCTTCCGCAGTGCATGCGCATAAATATCGGCGTTAGTCTGAGCAACACCGTTAAAGAACCGTCCTGACTCCAATCTCATTGCTAGGCTTTCTAATAACTCGCGATCGTCATCATCTTGCGCCACGGCCGGTTTGCTTGCAGATAGCAGGGCGCGGGCAAGCCACGCTTCCAAAGGTGTAGGACTGTTCTGTCCTTCCCACTCGTAGAAGGCTTCCCTTTCAGCATCTTCGTTCATCATTTCCTCACCATCATGCAAAGCGCCGCGAAATCGTGATTCGTGCGATCGTAGTTGGTCAGGCTCTCCGAGAGCCGCAAATTGCGATAGGCGGGCGGCGTGACAGGAACGAGAGACCAGACCACTTGGCTCATATCCGCAAGCCGGTAGATAAACCGTCGGCTCGAAGCGTTCGAATCCAGATGACGCACAATCTGCGAATCCTGCTCCGCTTCGCCGGACTCAACCAGTTGCTCCAGGTAGTATCTGGCGTTCTCTGCGGTGATACCCAGCTTGGCGCCGACATCCGTTGTCGAGATCCAGACGTTAGCATCCAGAAGCCCGTGGATGCGAGCTTTGAGATTTTTCGTGTTCATAGCAACCCCATATCACGAAATTGTTGATCCAGATCCGGAGCGACTTTCTCCAGTTCGTTAATGGCTTCGGTCAGCAGTTCAGCCATGTTGAAGTCCTTTCGCTGATCGGCAGCGATAGCCGCATTTCGCAATCTGTGAATCAGGAAGATGTTCACGCTGAAAAGTCCTCAGTAATTTCTTTCCAGTCGTCCGAAACCTCAGGCGTATCGTGCCAGCGATCCGTCTCCCCGTTAAGCAACACTTCGCAGCTTCCGCCGTAGTACCCGTTGGAACTATTGCGGTACACCACATCGCACTGCCCTTTTGCCGTTTTGATGTTGAAACCGTACAGGGAATCGTATCCCTGCCGGGACCGCGCATCCCTGTCGTCATCGCCCAGCGGCGGCACTTCTACCTCTTCAGCCGACACAACCAAACTGCAGAGCAATGCTTCCACACCGACGATATCCGCAAACCAGGTTTCAGAACAGCAATCGGCGTCGGTAGTAAACATGAGACGATCACCGTTGGCGCATACGAACTGCATATAGTTTTCACCCGGCGCCATAAGTATCTTTGTGACAGTTTTTCCAACTAGTTTTTCAAGTTTCATTTCCCACACCCCTGTTTGTAAAAAGAACAATTCGCGCACGCGCTGGAGATATCCCCCCGACCTACAACCGGAAGCGGCTGTTCGCGCTTGCGTCTGTTCACTGCACGAATTGCGGTTTCGATTCGCCCTGCCAGATCGGAACTCGCGTCCCGCCGGTCCGCTGCCAGATCGTACAGATGCTGCCACGAACACTGGGCGAGCGCCGCAACGTCAAGCTTCTCCGCGCGGCTTGAGTCTGCCATCCACTGTTTGAATTTGTTCATACGGTAGCCTGCGGAGCGTTGCGCAGAAGGGCAAGAAGCGCTTCGGCTTCCCACTTGAAATGATCCGACGCCGCCGACCGCGCCGCCGACCGCGCCGACTCCGCCGACCACACCGCCGACCGCGCCGAC